ATGTGTCATACGATTAGCGGTCTCTAAGTTAGACGCGCCATAAGGAACCACCACATCTTCGGCTGGGATGAACAAAGCTACCTGTCTATTAAGACTAGGATCAAAGTAGACCTTCTTGAATGCGTTGCCTGACAGACCTAAACCCCAAGCCATGCGCTCATGCTCTGGGCGATACTCGACCATAACTTCGGTCAGCTCATAGTTCATATCATCTTGAACGCGCTCCGCAGCATCTCTCTTTTGTGGAGTTTCTTTACCGATGATCTTAGTCTTAACAGGGCCGCCAGCCGGAAATGTTTCCATGACCGTCTCGGCTTGGAACTTAACAAGAGCTTCTGATAGCAGCGGGTGGTAAACGCCACATGCACCTTCCCATGGTTCTGATCGTTCTTCAATTTTCATCCCCAATAGTTCTAGGCCATCGACATACGTCTGCATCCAGTCCTTGCGAGCGTCGATATCGTCCTCAAAGTCAGACAGTAAGTCACTAGCTAGCGACTGAAGCTCACTTTCATCCATGTACTCCGCTAGGTTGGCGTTAAAATCGTCGGTTGCTTCCTTGTTTGGCTCGATATCAATCTCTATATCACCCAGTCCTATAGATACAGACTCGGGATCCTCGATCTCAATCTCAATATCGCCCCCCATATCCTCTTCAGTCATGCCTTCGGGTGCCTGATATAGAGCTTTGTCAAAATTTGTCGCCATGTTAGTCCTTAGTAGTAAACGCGCTTGCGACGAAAGCCGATATCATCGTCTTCTTCGTCAGAATCAAGCCGCAAAAATCCGCCCTGCCGAAATCGCATCAATGCCTGTACCGTGCTATCCACCAAGTCATCGTGTTCTGCGTTCGGAAACCTTGCCATCTCCTCGATAACCTCGTCAGCCCAACGGGTTTCGGGTGCCCACACTTTACCGGATGAAAATAAGTCAGTCACGCTATTCAAACGAACGAACTTATCGTTGCCTCTAGTCGGCGTATAGTCCTGTACGTACACGCCCATCCGTCGCAAGCGCGTTTACTACTAAGGACTAACATGGCGACAAATTTTGACAAATCTCTGTATCAGGCTCCACAAGGCATGTCTGTAGATGAGATGGAACCGGATATTGAGATAGAAATTGAAGATCCTGAGTCTGTATCTATAGGACTTGGTGACTTAGAGATAGAAATTGAGCCAGGAAAAGCGGATGAGGATGAGTTTAACTCCAATCTTGCTGAGTTTATGGACGATGAAGAGCTGCAATCATTGGCTGGCGACCTGTTATCTGACTTTGATGACGATATTGACGCCCGAAAAGACTGGATGCAGACGTATGTAGACGGCTTAGAACTACTGGGGATGAAGATTGAAGAACGATCTGAACCATGGGAAGGCGCATGTGGGGTTTACCACCCTCTGTTATCAGAAGCTCTTGTCAAGTTCCAAGCCGAAACGATCATGGAAACGTTTCCGGCTTCAGGGCCTGTCAAAACTAAGATCATTGGCAAGGAAACTCCGCAAAAAAGGGAATCAGCGGAGCGCGTAAGAGACGATATGAACTACCAGTTGACGGAAGTCATGGTTGAATACCGTCCAGAACACGAGCGCATGGCCTGGGGACTAGGTTTATCTGGTAATGCGTTCAAGAAGGTGTACTTTGATCCAAGTTTGGACAGGCAAGTGGCTGTATTTGTCCCAGCAGAGGATGTAGTTGTCCCTTATGGCGCAAGTAATTTAGAAACTGCCAACCGTATGACCCATGTCATGCGCAAAACCAAGAATGAAATGCGCCGATTGATGGTTGCCGGCTTCTATAAAGACATAGATCTGCCAGAACCACAGAATACGTTGGACGATGTAGAGAAAAAGATAGCCGAACGCATGGGATTCCGTGCTACGTCGGACGATAGGTACAAACTTCTGGAAATGCAGGTGTATTTAGATCTGCCGGGCTACGAAGATAAAGATGATAAGGGCAAAGAGACGGGTATTGGTCTCCCATACATTGTAACTATCGAAAAAACTTCCCAAGAGATTTTAGCTATCAGACGGAACTGGCATCCTGACGATGAAACCTGCCAGAAGAGGAACCATTTTGTTCACTACCCATACATACCTGGCTTTGGCTTCTATGCCTTCGGCCTTATTCATCTCATTGGCGCTTTTGCTAAGTCTGGTACTTCTATTATTAGGCAGCTTGTTGATGCTGGCACTTTATCGAACCTTCCTGGGGGTCTTAAGACTAAGGGAATGCGGGTCAAGGGAGATGACACTCCAATTTCTCCCGGCGAGTTCCGAGATGTGGACGTCGCGTCCGGCACGATCAGAGACAACATCCTCCCTCTCCCATATAAAGAGCCAAGCCAAGTCCTCTTAGCATTGATGGACAAGATCGTCGAAGAAGGCCGACGGTTTGCTGGCGCATCAGATCTCAAGATTGCAGACATGTCATCCAACTCACCAGTTGGTACGACGTTAGCTATTCTTGAGAGAACTCTAAAAGTAATGTCAGCAGTGCAAGCGCGTATCCACTACGCGATGAAGCAAGAGCTGAAGTTATTGAAAGAGATTATTCGTGACTACACCCCAGATCAGTATGACTATGACCCGGTAGAAGGATCGCGCCGCGCTAAAAAATCTGACTACGACCATGTAGATGTAATACCGGTATCAGATCCAAACGCCGCAACCATGGCTCAGAAGGTAGTCCAGTATCAAGCGGTTATGCAGATGGCTCAGGCCAATCCACAGATATATGACTTGGTTGAATTAAACCGGCAGATGCTAGAGGTTCTAGGTATTAAGAATATCGGCAAGTTAGTCCCAAGCGCCGAAGACTTCAAGCCTAAAGACCCAGTGCAAGAGAACATGAATATATTGAACGGCAAGCCAGTCAAGGCATTTATATATCAGGATCATCAAGCACACATTACTGTCCACCAGTCGGCCATGCAAGATCCAAAGATCATGCAGATTGTTGGTCAGAATCCTAAAGCACAGATGATTGGCGCGGCAATGATGGCGCATATAAATGAACACGTTGCGTTTGAGTATCGCAAGCAGATAGAAGAGCAACTTGGTATTCCGTTGCCAGACATGGACAAGGAGTTACCGAAGGATATGGAAGTAGAAGTATCCCGCATGATGGCTATGGCAGCACAAAAACTGCTACAGAAAGATCAAGCGGAAGCTGCACAAGCGCAGGCGCAGCAAGCGGCCCAAGACCCGCTGGTGCAAATGCAACAGGCAGAGTTGCAACTCAAAGCCAAAGAAGTGGATCTCAAAGAGAAAAAGCTCGCGGCAGATGCAGCAGCTCAAGCCGACAAGCTGGAGTTAGAAAAAGCACGTATCGACGCTCAGAAGGAAATTGCTGGTATGCAGGTCGGAGCAAAAGCCGCAGCAGAGAAAGCAAGATTCGAGGGCGAGATGGAAGTAAAAGGATTGGAAATTGGCTCCAAACTAGCCAAAGAACGCATGGATATGCTTCGGCCAGAACCGAAGAAACCTACCAAAAAAGGTGAATAACTATGGATAAGGCGTTTGAAATTCTCATTCAACAATTGAGAGATAAGCGTCAGCAGGTAGTCGAGGCGGTTTCAACCAACTGTGCCAAAGACTATTCTGAGTACCAAAAACTTTGCGGCGAGATTCGGGGTCTCTCGATTGCAGAGGGTTTTATATTAGACCTTGCAAAAACTATGGAGTTATCTGATGAGTGAAATCGCAATCGCCACCGAAGACGGCGAGGTATCAACTCTGCCACAAACAGCAGAAGAGAAAGCGAAGCAATTACCGGATCCAACTGGGTATCACATCCTAGTAGGCCTGCCGGACAAAGAAGAGAAGTTCGATAGCGGTTTGTTAAAAGCAGACTCAACCATGAATCACGAACAGATTCTGGCTACCGTATTTTTCGTAATCAAAATGGGGCCGGATTGCTACAAAGATGCAAAACGGTTTCCAAATGGCCCATGGTGTAAGGAAGGGGATTTTATTCTCGCCCGCCCTAACACTGGTACTCGCCTAAAGATTCATGGTCGTGAATTCAGACTGATTAACGACGATGTAGTTGAGGCAGTTGTGGATGATCCTCGCGGTATATCCAGGGTTTAACAAAGGAGAAACAAATGGCTACAAACAAAATGGATGCGGATGAGTTTAAGTTTCCCGATGAACAAGAGGAGGTATCTGCTGTGGCGGATGACTTCGAGATAGAGATTGAGGACGATACTCCCCCGGAGGATCGCAACCGGCAGCCTTTACCCAAAGAGATGGTTCAAGATCTTGAAGAAGATGAACTTGAAGACTATAGCGAAGGGGTGAAGGAACGTCTGAAGCAGATGAAGAAAGTCTGGCATGACGAACGCCGCGAGAAAGAACAGGCATTACGCGAACAGCAAGAAGCTTTGGCTTATGCCCAGCGTATGCAGGAAGAGAACAAAGCTCTAAAAGGCAGGCTATCTGTAGGCGAGCAGACATTTGTTAGCACCTATAAGAATGCTGCCGAGATGGAGTTGGATAACGCTAAACGGGATTACAAAGAAGCCTACGATATGGGCGACTCTGACCGTTTGCTGGAGGCGCAGGAAAAGCTGTCGGCGGCACAGTACAAGTTGCAAAAAGCAAACGAGTATGTTCCGTCTAGACAAGAGGAAGAAGTTGATGTACAACCCGCAACAAATCCAGTACCTCGCCCTGACCAACGAGCGATTGCGTGGCAAGAGCGCAATGAATGGTTTGGTAAGGATGAGGAAATGACTAGCTTGGCTCTGGGTTTACATCAGAAGCTAGTCGCTCAATATGGGACGAGTTATCCGTCTACAGATGAGTATTGGAAGAAGGTCGATGACACTATGCGTCGTCGATTCCCAGAGCATTTTGGGGAAAGGGAAGAGGAAGCCGCGCCACAAAAAGCGCAGCGTTCCAAACCCGCCTCTGTCGTAGCCTCGGCAGATCGCAGCACACCCTCCAAAAAGGTGAGGCTGAAACAATCGCA